GTAGAGGCAGTGGTCTGACTCTTAATGTCACTGTTGGTATGGGTGTCTCTGCTATTAGTGCGGTATCTATCGCTTCTTCTGGTAGTGGATATAAAGTCGGCGATGTTGTCGGTCTTGTAACTGCTGACATGGGTGGTAGTGGAGTTGGTGCCAGAATCGGTATTAACACTATTGCTGGAGTTGACACTCTTTACCTGACAGATATTCAGGCACAGGAGTTTACTGCTGGTGGTGATCTGACATATACCCATGACAGTGGGTCTGTTATCGACACTACTCTTGATTTACTCAGTTACGATGCAACTGGTTCTGAGTTTACTGGCGAATATGCCAGGGTATCCTCTTACAACCACGGCATGTATGGTTTCGGCAATAAAGTTGAAATCACTGGTGTTGAATCTGATGCGCTTCCTACCGAAGTCTCTACAGATGTTACATCATCTACAACAACAATCTCTGTCGCTAGCACTACTGGATTTGATAGATTTGAAGGTGTATTGGTGAGTGCTGCCAATACTGGATTTGCAATTATCAATAATGAGATCGTATCTTACACCAGCGTTGGTATTAACACCCTCGGTGGCATTGTACGCGGCACGAACAACACTGCTGCAATTAACCACACCAATGGTTCTAGAATCCAGAAGTATGAAGCGAACGGCGTATCTCTGACCAAGATCAACACAACTCATGATGTTGAAAACTTGGATAAGCAGATGGACAGCTACCTGATCAAGATTGATAGAGAGGGTAGAGCAACTGACAACACTACTCTGAATTTCCCACAACTTTCCTTCACGAACAATGCTCATATGGGTGGTTCTGAAGTGGTTGCATCCAAGAATCTCCAGTTTAATGCGATTAGACCTCTAATTGATGTCACCGCATCTGGTGTTGATGATAGTGTTGATTTCGTTGTTAGAACTGTTACAGGAACCAGTGTTGATGGTAATGAGTCATCGTTCGTTGATCTTGGTTATGAAAGTTTCTTGCTGAATGAGCAAACTACTTTAGAAGAAACCAGAATGATTTGTTCTGAAATTAATGAGACAAATCAACTTGGTAGTCTCTTTAGGAATAAGTCCATCAACGCAAGATTGACTTTCAACAATAATGGAGATTTCTTTAACTCTCCAATGTTGTGCCTAGATAGTATGTCGATGCAGTTGTATTCTTACAGAATCAACGATCCTATTGATAACTACGCTACCGATGCTAGAGCAAAGGCAGTTGTTAGAGATCCACACGCATCTTACTATCTCTCTAAGGTAATCAGTCTGAAGCAACCTGCAACCTCTCTAAGAGTTGTTGTTGATGCTGTAAGACCACCTGGTTCAGACTTTAGAGTTCTGTACGGTGTTATCAGACCAGACTCCAGCGAAGAAGATCCAACATTCGAGTTGTTCCCTGGATACGATAACATGATTGATACTGATGGTGATGGATTTGGTGATGTACCTATCGACCCATCCAATAACGATGGTCATCCTGATAAGTTTATTGCACCAGATACTTCTTATAGAGAGTATCAATATACAATCAACGATATTGAACCATTCAGTGGTTTCCTCATCAAGATTGTAATGAGTGGTGAAAATCAGGCAAGACCACCTGTTATTAAGAACATCAGAGCAGTCGCACTTGCATAATGGACGAGAGATACATAAAGGTAGCAGGCAAAGATGGTCTCTACCGTGATGAAGCAACAGGGGCTATCGTCAATGATGATAGCTCCGCTTACCATGCTTATCTAACAGCAAAAAAGAAAAGAAAACAAGAAAGAGAAGAGATTGAGGGAATGAAGAAAGACATTTCCGAGATCAAAAATTTATTGGCACACATTGCAGACAAATTATGAGAGATCCCCATAGTGAATTTCTGAGGTATCATTTTGGTGACGATGTAAGCGAAGCATCTGTTCAGCAAACAGAGAGTGAATATAACAAATTAAAACTACAAATAGAAAATCTTAGTGGAAAGGTTGATAATTTGACCAATCTAACCCTTGCATTGCTACAGGAAATAAGGCGACTAAATACCTTATAGGATAATCGACTGTAAAAGATGGCAGTTTATGTTGCTAATTTGCAGATTGAGACAGGCGTAGACTTTGAACATTTATTTTCACTAGGTGATAATGATAACAACACTGTTCTGAATCTTTCAAACTTTAGTGTAGCATCGCAATTCAGGAAGTGGGCTGGTAGCAGCACCGCTGTATCTTTTGCATCTACAGTATCAAGTCCTTTGGAGGGGGAGATTACGGTCTCTCTCGCTTCGTCTCTCACAACTGATATTAAACCAGGTCGGTATGTATATGATGTAGTTTTGACTGACAATACTGGAACGAAGTATAAAGTTGTTGAAGGAATGGTTCTAGTCAGAGCAGGAGTCACAAGGTAATGCCATCTTTAAGAGTAGGTACTGGTAGCCAGGTAAAGGTTATTGCCAGTGGAGCACTTGGTGGGGGCGGTGGCGGAAAGTTAGTTTTGCTTTCCGATGTAGATGCCGCCAACCTCACCAACGGTAGCTTCCTGGTTTATAACTCCGCAACTGCCAAATTCGTCGCCCAAACTCAATTGCCCGCCGCCCTTATTGACGGAGGTGAATTCTAATGGCCGCTATTATTCTCCTAAAAAGGACTAGGGGTACATCACCGCCTAATGTCGCGCCAGTAGGAACAGGCGTAAGTTTTGGTGAATTAATTTATACCTACGACGAAACTAATGTAGGTGCTGGTAAGTCATATAAGAAACTATACATTGGTCACCCTAGTGGACCAACTTTCTCACCAATTCCAATTGGTGGTGAATATTACACCAGTCTATTCCCAGAAAACCCAGTAACTTTTGGCACGCCAGAAGCATCGAAAGTTCTTGTCTTAGACTCCCAGGCAAGAGCAACTAAATTTGATATTGCACAAAACCTTACTGTAGGTTCTGGTGCTACAGTACAGGGTGACCTGACTGTTGGTGGCAACTTCAATGTTACTGGCGACATCACATATGATGAAGCAAATGCCCGAAATTGGAACATCACGGGTATTGCTACTGCATATGATCTGAATGTAACTAACGATGCAGATATTAATCTTGCTCGTGTACAAACAGGTGTTGTTACTAACTTCTTCGGTGTCAATGTAACCCTTGACAATGCCATTACCAGTGCTAGTGGCAACTTTATTGAAGTCAATGTAAGTCATGCTACAACTACCAAAAACCTTACGGTTACTGGTATTGCCACGATTGAAGACAATATTGACTTCAGAACCCAATTAATTAAAATTGGTCGCGAGGCAGGCGAACCCGAAACCGACGGTAATGATCGTCAGGGTATTTTCATTGGTAACTTCTCTGGTCAAGGTGTTGGTCAGACCTCTCTTACCAAGAGAAATATCGCCATTGGTAACAGTTCCTTCCAACTTGGTGGACAGGTACAGGCAGAGTCCAATATCTTCTTAGGTGCCTTTGCTGGTCAACAGGCAGAGGGTTCTTATAACATCTACATTGGTGATAAGGCAGGTCAAGATTTAGGTTCTCAAAATATTATTTCTGTTGGTTCTACTGGCACAGCTAGCGGAATCTCCTTCTCTGACGCTACATCACTCAATTCGCCACCATATGCGTATAGAGTATATGGTTCTACAGAGTCTGGCATCTCCACTTATGTTAGTGATGGTGACTTTGCGATTGCTCTGAACAACCTGACCGATCTGGTTACGGTTAACGGTGCTGTTACTGGTGGATTAAGTTTCAACTTTGCTACAGCATCAGAAGGTTTCTTACAGAAACTGCAAGGAACTCAGTTCACTGTAAAAGGTACTGACAATGTAGGTCTTCTGACTGCAAAGCATGATGCCATCTATGTCTCCAACGATCCTACTCTGGGTCTTACTGGTTCGTTTGGTTTCATTGTAGTTAAGGCAGGTATTCTCACTACCACTGGTAGAGAAGATCACGAAAGAAATATTGCCATTGGTCAACAGGCACTGTGGGGAGCAGGTATCTCCACAAGTCAAAGCGATAACATCGCTATTGGTGCTTATACACTTTACAATGTAGAGGGCAGCGATAACATTGCCATTGGTGCATCTTCTGGTATTGATGCATCTGGTAGCAACAATATCTCTATTGGTCAATCTTCTGGACAGACAACATCTGGTGACAACAATGTCATCATTGGTTTCCAGCAAGAAGCTGCTAAGACTGAAGGTGATAATCAGTTAGTCATTGGTTCTGGCGGAACTAAGTGGATTAGTGGTAACAGTGACGGTTGGGTTGGAATCGGCACAACTGCACCAGATGCTCTTCTCGCTGTAAACGGCGACCTCACGGTCTCTGGTGTTGCGACAATTCCTCAAATTGACATCAATGATATTGGTGTTGAGGACATTAAGGTAACCGCTGGTTTAGCAACTGATTTTGCTATCACCAACGCTAAGATCTATACTGGTATTATTACATACCAGACTGGTGCTGCAGCGACTATTACGAACGCTGACTTCGCTGATGCAGACATCGAGTATGCGAAGATCACGGCAGGTGTCGTAACCAGTTATGTTGGTACTTACGCCACAATCACGACATTTGATACTGAGATCGCTGACCTCAGAGATGTCAAGATTACTGCTGGTATTATTACCGACATTGTTGGTACTGCTGCTACAATCAACACGGTAGACACCAACTACTTCGACGGTTACTTTGCCAAGATTACCGCTGGTGTTGTTACTAGCATGGTTGGCACATATGCCACCATTTCTACGGTAGACATCAATAATCTTGACGCTGTTGATGTCAAGGTTACCACTGGTCTGGTTACATCACTTGTCGGTACATATGTAACCTTCCAAGACGCTGACTTCCAAGATGATGTCAGAGTCGGTGGTGCTATGACCGTCATGGGCGACCTGACTGTAAATGGAACCACGAGTTTCGTTCAAAGCACGGTTGTTCAAATCACCGATAAGAACATTGAACTTGGTTTCAGTTCTACAGGTTCCCACGCTGATGCCACAGCCGACAACGGCGGTATCATTGTTAAGGGTACGACTGACAAGACCTTCCTATATGACCAACCTAGAGAGGCATGGGAGTCTAATCTCAAGTTCACTCCTGTCAGTGATGACACTCTGGACATCGGTACTACCGATCGTGAGTGGAGAGATATCTACATCGATGGCACCGCACACCTCGATGCTGCTGATATCCTGGATGCCAAGATCACTGCTGGTATTATCACCAGTCAGGTAGGCACCTATGCAACTATCAATACAGTTGATATTGAGACTCTCGATGCTAGAGATGTCAAGATCACTGCTGGAATCATTACCGACATTGTTGGTACTGCTGCTACCATCACGACGATTGATGTCACTGAAGGTGATATCGTCAACGCTAAGATCACTGCTGGTGTCGTAACCTCTCTGGTTGGCACCTACGCTACGATCACTACATTTGACACTGAGACTGCTGATCTCAGAGATGTCAAGATCACTGCTGGTATCATTACTGATATCGTCGGTACTGCAGCAACTATCACAACGATTGATGCTACAGAAGGTGACATTGTTAACGCAAAGATCACCGCTGGTGTTGTAACATCACTGGTTGGCACTTATGCCACAATCACAACAATTGATGTTGAGAATCTTGATGCTCTCAATGTAAACATTACTGGCATTGCGGTTACCGATATTGTTGGTACTGCTGCTACGATTACAACCATCGATGTCACTGAAGGTGACATTGTTAATGCCAAGATCACTGCTGGCATTATCACATCTCAGGTTGGCACTTATGCCACCATCACCACGGTCGATATTGAGACCCTGGATGCTAGAGATGTCAAGATTACTGCTGGTATCATTACCGATATCGTTGGTACTGCTGCCACAATCGTTAATGTTGACTTCACCAACGCTGACATTGAAGACGCTAAGATCACTGCTGGTCTTGCTACTGACTTTGCGATTACTAACCTGGTAACTCAGGTCGGTATTGCCACCTCCGCATTTATTACCTCTGGTTTCATCACCTCGCTGTATGACTCCACTGGTGTTGTTGGTCTGAACACTCAGCATATCCTGAGCACTGATCCTGCAGGAACAGTCACTTGGCGTGAACCTGCTCAGATCGGTATTGCTACTATCAATGCCAAACTTGATACATGGTATGTTTCTACCAATGGTGTTGACGATGGTGATGCCTCTCGCGGCAGAACACCAGAGAGACCTTACAGGACGATTGCATACGCTCTGTCGCAGATCTCCAACATCGGTGTTAATGATGTTCTGAACATCGCTGCTGGTGTTTATGAAGAAACCTTCCCACTGACTGTTCCAGCTGGTCTGACAGTCAAGGGTGCTGGTCTCCGTGCCACCAAGATCATGCCTACTACTGCCACCAGGCAGAAGGACTGCTTCTTGATGAACGACAGATCAGTCGTTGAAGATGTCACTATTGCTGGTCAATACTTCGATACTGCTGGTAACCAAGGTTGGGCGTTCCGTTATGCTCCTGGCATTGCGATCACATCTAGATCTCCTTATGTCCAGCGTGTAACAGTATTCAACAAAGGTAGCAATATTACTGCTAGCGATCCATATGGATATGGATCTGCAGATTCTCCACCATCTTCTTACATCTCTGGTGGTGGTGCCTTTGTTGATGGTTCTGAGGTAGCATCAGGATCTCTTGAGGCAGGATTCTTATTCAACGAATGTACCTTCATCGTTCCTGGCGGTAAAGGTCTGGAGATGACCAACGGTGCTCGTATTGAGTATCTGAACTGCTTCTCCTACTTCGCTTCTGAGGCGATCAAAGGTACATCTGGAACAGTTGGTCTGTCATCTGCTGGTGAAACCAGACTGAGATTGACTGGCATCACAACTGTTGGTGTAGGAAACACGATTACCGTCTTCGATACTGACGGAACTACTGGTGTTGCGACTGCTGTTGTTGCATCGTATGATGGAACATATCTTGGTGTAACTGGTAAGCAAACTGGTTTTGAAGTTCTCAACGCGAGATCTGCTAAGGCAGTTACCTTCAATGGCAACGCTCAGTTAGATACTGCAGTTAAGAAGTTTGGTAGCGCGTCACTCGCTCTCGATGGAACAAATGATTCTATCAGCGTTCCTTCTAGCGGTGATCTAGGTTTCGGCACCAATACAGACTTCACGATTGAATTCTGGGCATACGCAAATACAACTGGTCTGAGCAGCGCAACTCTCTTCGACTTAAGAACTGATGGTACGGATGCTGAAGGTATTAGTCTTGCCTTCCGTGCTGCTGGTGAAGTTGATATGCGCGTTGGTACTACCACCGCTATCACTGGTTCTGGCGCAGGCATCGCTACAGGCGTCTGGAAGCACTATGCACTCGCTAGAGAGGGTACAAATACTAGACTGTTCGTTGACGGTACTCAGAGAGGCATTAAGACCTCTGATACAACTGACTACGGTGCATCTAAGGGTCTGGTCATCGGTGCTGACTTCGATGGCACATCCAACTCGGTAACAGGTTGGATCGATGACTTCAGAGTTGAATACGGTGTTGCTAAGTACACTGCAGCATTTACTGCTCCTACTGCCGAACTGACTGGCGATAAAGATACTGCATTGCTGCTGAACTTTAATGGTTCAAATGGCATTAGCACAACAACTGATAATGTAATCCGTAACCAGGATATCCGCATCACTCAATCTGGTGGCGGTATCGGAACTGCAACCAAGGTTATCCTTGCTGATTACAGTGAGTTCGGTGCGGACATGCGCTCCGTTGGTTGTGCTGTTGAGTATGGTCAGAAGGGCGTCATTGCTGATGGCGATGGCGTAACTCTGAGACTGTTTGCTCTCAACTTCAACCATGTTGGTTCTGGTGGAGATTTCTCCAACGATCCCAACCTGGCAATTCAGGCAAATGAGGTTACTGAGACCAATAACGGTGATGTCTCCTTCGTCAGCATCGACCACAAGGGCGACTTTAGAGTCGGTGATGCATTCTATGTTGATCAAGAGTCTGGCACCGTTGCATTCTCGCAGCAGGTAACCAGTCTGCAGGCACTGTCTTCCCTCCAGATTACTGACGGGACTGATGCCAGCACAATCACACCTACTAGCGGCACATTTGGTAACATCCAAATTGCTGGTAACAACATTGAGTCCACTACAGGCGATATCAATATCGACCCCGCTGGTGCAGGTGATATCAACATCACTGGTGATGTCAATGTCCTGGGTATCCTGACTGCTACGGTCATCCAATTGGATGCTTTCCAGAAGGGTGACACCTCCATCGCTCTCGATGACTCTGGTTCTGACGGTACTATCCGCTTCAACACTGATGCTGTTGAGGGTATGCGCCTCACCAACGGTCAGTTGCTGGGTATTGCTACTGCCGCTCCTAGAGCAAGAGTTGATGTTCTTGGATCTACCTTACTGGAAGATCTCAAGATCACTGGTGTTGCTACATTCATGTCTAACCTCACCGTTGGTGCAGGTCTGACAGTAACCGATATTGCTTCATTCGAGCATATCGTTGGTATCAACACTCTGAGAGCAGCAGTTGGTCTCGTTACCAACTTCACTGTTGGTCAAGTTGTTGGAGATGGATCTGCAACGATCAATTCCCCAATCGGAATCAACAGCACGCTGACCTTCCCAGACAATGTTCTGATCAAGATCGGTAGTGATGATGATCTGACTATTCAGCACGCTGATGGCGAGCAGTTCTTCAATAGAGGTCATACCACTATTGAGCACTTCAACTCTGAGGCAACTTTTAGCAGACTGAGAGTCAGAAGCAACTTCCTGAGCATCCAGACTGGTCTTGGTGCCAGCGATGTGATGACTGTAGATAATGAAACTCTGAAGTTAATCTACGGTGATCGGTTTGCTAATGGCGACGGCGCAAGACTGATCCTCACCGCCGCTGGTTCGGAGATGTTGGGTATCGTTACCTTCTCCGATAACGGCATCTATAAGGGTCAGATCAGCATTGGTTCTTCTATTGTTGCAACCGCTGGTGTAGTAACCGCTAATCGCTTAGATGTTGTCGATGCTGACATTCAAGATGCCAAGATCACCGCTGGTCTTGCTACTGACTTCGCAATCACAACTGCCAGAATCGAAACTGGATTTACTACCAACACCACCAACACTAACCTGAAGGTAACTGGTCTTTCGACCTTCGTTGGAATCTCCACTTTCGAGAGCGATGTTTATATCGCTGGTAACCTGAACATCATCGGCGATGTTGTATACGATGAGGTCAACGGTCGCAACCTGTTTATCTCTGGTGTAACGACCACCAACAACCTGAAAGTAACTGGTGTATCTACGATCTCCAGTATTACGATTGGTGCTGGTTCTTCTAACACTAAAATAAATACTCTTAGTGGCGAACTGGTTCTCGACTCTGCTGCTGGTCAGGTAACTGTCCAAGACAATCTGAGCGTAATCGGTTATGGCACCTTCCGTGATGGTCTGTACTACAGATCTGATCAGGGTGGAATCAACGGAATCGGATATAGTGGTCCTAACGGCGTTGGTTACTTTGAGAATGATGGAAGACTGGTAAGTTCTGCTAGCACAGTAGGATTCCTCACTACATCAAACTATGTCCTCACTACGAACGCAAATGGAATTCCAACCTGGACTGATTCGATCGATGGAGGATTCTTCTGATGGCTAAACCAACAACTAGACAGGAACTCAAGGATTATGCCCTCAGGCAACTTGGGTATCCTGTCTTGGAGATCAATGTCGCCGATGAACAAGTAGATGATGCTTTGGATGACTCCCTGCAGTTATTCTACGAAAGACACTTTGACGGTGTTGAGAGAGTTTTTTTAAAGTACAAACTTACCGACAATGACATCAGCAGAGGCAGAGCAAGGGGTGGTGGTGAGTCTCTTGGTATCACTACTTCTAGTACAGGCGATGGAGGAACTGTTACCATTAGTGGGGATTCAAACTGGGATGATGTAATTGTCAGACATACTTTTGATGCTGACTTTACAGATTACTCTCCTGTAGGAAACACTCCGACTCTTGGTGGTTCTCCAGACATCGTAGCATCTCCAGTAAAGTTTGGAAAAGCTGGTAGATTTACTACTAATCAGAATCTTTATTATGGTCATAATGCTGCATATGACTTTACTGGTGAGTGGACTTTTGAAACCTGGATCTATATCGACAGCAGTCCCAGTGGTGGTGCTTTATTTTCAAAGACCAATGCTTCTTTCGCCAGCGGAATCTTCGGACTGCTTGTAGATAACCAAAGCGGAACTATTAATTTCAGATGGCATAATACTGACAATACCCTTCACAGTTCTACATACGGTACTGGTTTAGGGTCTTATACCACTGGACAAATTATTCAGAATTGGGTTCATGTCGCAGTAACTAGAAGAGCATCTGATGGTAGTATTCACTTCTTCTTAAACGGAACTGAAAGTAGCAGTACATCTTCTAATCAAGTTATTGATAATAATATTCCAAATCGTACTGATAGATATTTGTATTTGAACTCCAGACCAAAGTATCTTGATGGTAGATCCACTGATGCAATTTATGATGATGTAAGAATTACAGCAAAAGAAAGATACACTAGCAATTTCACTGCACCAACTTCTGCATTCCCCACAGATGGAACTTTGACCAGTTCTGGTGGTGGTGAAGTTCAGAGTTTTGAAGAGAATACAAACTATCTGACCGTACCAGATTCAGTTCTGGGTATCGAGAGGGTTCATACATTTGACAATAGCAATGTCAGCAGTGGCATGTTCAGTATCAAATATCAGTTATTCCTGAATGACTTAGCATTTGATCTTGGATATCAAGGTTTAATGAACTATGCGATGACTAAAACATATCTTGAGGATATTGATTTTCTTCTCACAACCTCAAAGCAGGTTAGATATAACAAAAGAAACAATAGATTATACCTAGACATTGATTGGTCCAGCGCAGCATCAGGAACATATGTAATTATTGAATGTTACAGAATCATGGATCCTGCTAACTATGCAGGTGTTTATAATGATTCTTTCCTTAAGAGATATTTTACATCTAGGGTTAAGAAGCAGTGGGGTCAAAACCTCATCAAGTTCCAAGGAGTTAAACTCCCTGGAGGTATTGAATTAAATGGCAGACAAATCTACGAAGATGCTGTGCAAGAGTTGCAGCAGATCGAAGATAAGATGCTCTCTACTTATGAAATTCCACCCCTTGACATGATAGGATAATGCCCTTAAATCCATTCTTTCTTCACGGATCGCCTGATGAGCAGAGACTAGTTCAGTCTCTGATCGACGAACATCTTTCGATGTTTGGGCAAGAGATCGTTTATATTCCTAGAAAATTAATTACTACAGATGATGTTCTTGGAGAGGTTGAGTCTTCCAAGTTCAACGATAACTTTGCCATGGAAGCATACCTCAACAATTATGAGGGTTATGCCAAGGGCAGTGATATCATGACAAAATTTGGCATTAATCTGCAGAATGAGCTGACACTTACAGTTTCTAGAGAAAAATATGAAGATCTGATTGCACCGTTTATCTTCAACTCTACAAATTTACAAGGTGCAGAAGATGGTGATATTATATTCTCTACAAGACCTAAGGAGGGAGATCTTATCTGGTTCCCCCTAGGTGAAAGACTTTTTGAGATTAAGCATGTAGAGTTTGAGAACCCATTCTATCAGTTGGGTAAAAATTATATTTACGAATTGCAGTGCGAACTCTTCCGCCTTCAGGACGAGATTATCGATACAAATATCCCTGCAATCGACGACAGACTATCAGAAGAAGGTTATATCACGACAGTTACCGTTGCAGGAATTGGATCTACATCCACTGCTGTTGTCGATGGATTCGCCCTCACAGGTGCTCTCCAAGAGGTCTTCCTCAATGATGATGGTTTCGGGTATACCTCTCCACCTATTGTAACTGTCTCAAGGTCTCCTGCTGGCGTTACAAGTGCCCTAGGTGCTGTGGTTGCATTTACCACATCTATTGGTAACTTGCAGGCAGTAGATTTCTTAGCAATTGGTAACCCTGGTTTTGCATATACGGAACCACCATCATTTACATTCGGTGGTCCTGGAGCAGGTGCTGCTGCAACTGCATCCATTACTAATAGTGGTATTACATCTATTAGAATTACACAACCTGGATTTAACTATGTAAGTCCTCCAACGATTACCGTACAGCATCCATCTGATGTTGGCATTGGCACAACTGGTGCAACTGTAGGAACTAAATCGGGTCAGGTTCAGGCAACTGCACGAGCAGTATTGGATGGGGACGAACTCCAAAACATTCTTATCCTCAACGCTGGTGCTGGATATGAAGGTACTCCGACAGTTACAATCTCTGGTCCATTGAATGCTGGAGTAGGAACATACTTCGGTAATGAGAGAGTGGTTGGATCTATTTCTGGTACGGAAGGTTATGTCAAGAAGTGGGATCTTGCCAATAGGCAACTGCAGATATCAATAAATACTGGTGCATTCTTGCCTGGTGAATTCATTACTGGCACAGCATCTTCTGCTAGATATCAAGTCTTCTCATATTCTGACAACGATACTGCACCATTTGCTGATGATTATTTCTCTAATGAGGAAATAGAAGCAGAGGCAGATAATCTTTTAGATTTCACTGAAACTAATCCCTTTGGTACATTCTGATGTTAGGTACATATTTTTATCACGAAGTTCTTAGAAAGACAGTTGTTGCTTTCGGAACTTTGTTTAATGACATCCACATCCAACATGAGGATAGACAGGGTGGCGTAATCAGTGATACAAAGGTGCCATTGGCATATGGACCAAGATCTAAGTTCCTTGCAAAAATTAGACAACAGCAAGAGTTAGCAAAGGCAGTTGCAATCACTCTGCCTAGAATGTCATTTGAGATGACAGGATTGCAATATGATCCAGCAAGAAAAACTAGTGTTACCAGGTCGTTTAAGGCAGTCGATGGTGACAATGTAAAGAAAGTATTCTTGCCCGTACCATATAATGTCAACTTTGAGTTAAACATTCTTACAAAGTTGAATGAAGACGCTCTTCAAATTGTTGAACAAATTCTTCCTTTCTTCCAACCATCCTTTAATGTTTCTCTAGACCTGGTTGAATCTATCGGGGAGAAGAGAGATATCCCTGTCGTACTAGACAATATTTCATTTACCGATGAATATGAAGGAGACTTTTCTACAAGAAGGGTTCTAACATATACTCTCAATTTTACAGCAAAGACCTACCTGTTCGGTCCTATTGCGGAGAGCACCGACGGTCTCATTCGCAAGGTTCAGGTCGATTACTATGCAGATACCGACAGGGCAACTGCGAAGAGAGAGATGCGTTACACTGTTGTTCCAGACCCAATCAACGCCGATCCTGGCGACGACTTTGGGTTTACGGAGACTACAGAAATGCTCTACGATTCCAAGAATTATAGTCCTACCAGAGGTACTGATGTATGAGCAGTAAGAAAATCGATAAGGCACTGAATACTTCTAGCGAAATCGTAGATGTAACTCCTGTTGAGAAGACAAAACCAGAGCGTCTTACCAAGGACGATGTGGAAAAAGACTACGATTATACTAGAGCAAACTTATATTCCCTCATCGAAAAGGGGCAAGAAACTCTTAATGGTATTATGGAGTTAGCAGAGGAGACAAGTTCTCCTAGAGCATATGAAGTTGCTGGTCAGTTGTTAAAAACTGTTGCTGATAATGCAGAGAAATTGATCGACTTGCAGAAGAAGATTAAAGATATTGATGAAGAAAAATCTGGTCCTTCTCATGTAACTAACAACGCTATGTTTGTAGGGTCTACAGCAGAACTACAAAAGATGCTTAAGGAGATGGGAGGTGGCAAACGCTAAATAAAGCTGCCACGCTTTTTACGAATGTCCGAAGAAGTTACTAAAGAGGAACCCAAAAAGAAGGGTATCTTCGGTAAACTGAAAGAGGCATCTGAAGACAAGGAAGAGCAATTAGCAATCTTGTCTACATTCGTAAGGTTAGGAATTTTAGTATGGTCTGGTGGTATCTTGACCTTAGCATATGTAGATCTTCCTAAAGCACTTCAGTTCCCTGAACAAGATCTCGATCCGACTTTCATAGCCAGCGTCTTTACTGGGGTTTTAGCTACCTTCGGGGTTCAAACGGCTAAAAAATCAGGTGACGGTACTATGAAAATGAATGGTGCGAACGCTGCTGGTGCTGCTGGTGGTATCACTAAAGCAGACTTAGAAAAACTGATCGAGGCTGCAAAATCTACTGGTCCAGTTCAAACTATTAAGGTTGAACAAGCACCGCTTAAGATTACCACAGACGACACTTACAAAATGTAATCATGCAAAAAATTATTAACACACTCGCAGTCCTCTCTTTCTTGGGCACTGCTAGCATCATCGGTGGTGGTGCCTATGTTTATTTCCAAAAAGATGCACTGATTGAATCTGCTAAGGAGAAGATCGCTGCAGCAGCAACAGAGGCAATCGCTGGAGCTCTTCCTGGAATGTTAGATTCTGCAGTACCAGATATAACTGATGTAGCAGTACCAGCACCTCCTAGTACCACGGGTCCCGCATTACCATCATTGCCATGATGTAGTCGTGGAAAGAAGGATTCATAAGTGCCCGTACTGCGGGCACGAATCACCAACTCTAGAGCAGTTGGTTCTTTCCCACATGAAAATTTGCAAAGCAAAGATAAATAATAAAAAAAGACTCAGTAAAAATGGGTAGATCATATCATCAGTTTGCCGAAGAGGCAAAAAGTAAGTCTCAGCAGAGACTGATGGGCATGGTTCGTGCTGCTCAAAAAGGCGAGATGGATAATCCATCTGAGCAAGTGAAAAAACTTGCCAGGACCATGAAGAAAAAAGATGTGAAGGACTTTGCATCTACTAAGCACGACGATCTTCCTGAGAAGAAGAAACTAGATGAAGTTTTAGGGGGTAAACCTGGTGACGGATATATTGGTCATCCCAACCTAGATATCAAAAATCCACTCCATAAAGGTCCCAGAAAAAAAGCTGAGACTGGAGGAACGGGTATTTCTCATAGACTGGGCGATAAAGTCATTAGATTGGATAATAGTAGAAAAGAGGAGTTTTCTGTTAGTGAGTCTGCATGGCAGCGTAAGGAAGGAAAGAATCCTTCTGGCGGTCTAAACGAAAAAGGTCGTAAGTCCTATGAGCGCGAGAATCCTGGTTCAGATCTGAAGGCACCACAACCCGAAGGTGGTCCTCGTAAAAGATCTTTCTGTGCCCGCATGGGTGGCATGAAAGGACCTATGAAAGACGAGAAGGGTCGCCCCACTCGTAAAGCACTTGCTCTCCGTAAGTGGAAATGCTGATTGAGTATTAAATCCTACCTGACAAATCTCTAAATAGACCTATAATGGTATCAGAGTGATACTCCATATGCTAGGTTTCTACATCTGCGTTGCGATCTTTATTGGATTGGTTGCTATTGGTGGATACGAGTCTACAATGCGGTTAGTACACTATGCTGACTTATCAGTCAGGTATGCCATTATCCAAGTGAGGATGTACTTCATGCGGAAGAAACTAGAAAAACAACTAGGAATTATTAGGAGGGAAAACGAACATGTCTGACAACGAATTTTCAGACCTCAAACTTGAGCGTAAAGAATGTGAGAAGTGCGGTGCTATCTGGATTAATGGGCAACATATCTGGGGTGGTACTGGTAACACTGGTAGTGAAACAGATCTAGCAAGTCTGGTATGCAATAAGTTGGGAGACCATCGTTGCATCAATCCTATGAAAGGACAAGATGGTGGGCAGACATGGGAGTATAGAGCAGGATATATAGATGGTAAGATCGACGAAAGAAAGTCGATGATGAAAGAACTAGAAGACAAATTATGAATCTTGTCCTTCGACCATTGGAGAACTTAAACGATCCTACATGGAGCGTAATTATATCCCTCGTCATATTTTTGGCGGGGGTTTTGTATTATGTTGCATACATATTAAAGATGGCTACTGACGAAATGAAGGAGTGATATGCCAGAAGATATCTACCTTGGTAATCCTAATCTAAAAAGAGCAAATACCCCAATAAACTTTACAAAAGAGGATGTTGAGGAGTATTTGAGGTGTAAGAAAGATCCAGTATATTTTGCCAAAAACTATGTAAAGATCGTTTCTCTTGATGAAGGTCTTGTACCTTTCAAGATGTGGGACTTTCAGGAGAAGTTAATTAGAAACTTCCACGAGAAACGATTTAACATCTGTAAGATGCCCAGACAGACTGGTAAGTCTACTACATGTGTATCTTACCTCTTGCATTATATTGTGTTTAATGACAGTGTTAATGTAGGTATTCTTGCCAACAAAGCAGCGACTGCTAGAGAATTGTTAGGAAGGTTAGCAACTGCATACGAAAACTTGCCAAAGTGGATGCAGCAGGGTATTATATCCTGGAATAAAGGTTCTATCGAGTTAGAGAATGGCAGTAAGATATTGGCAGCTTCTACATCTGCGTCTGCTGTCCGAGGTATGTCGTTTAACATCATCTTCCTCGATGAGTTTGCGTTCGTTCCAAACCATATTGCAGAGCAATTCTTTAGTTCTGTTTATCCTACTATTACTTCTGGTAAAACAACGAAAGTAATTATGGTTTCTACCCCTCACGGGATGAACCATTTCTATAGATATTGGCACGACGCACAAAGAGGTAAGAACGAATATACTGCAACGGAAGTTCACTGGTCCGAAGTACCTGGTAGGGATGCTGCATGGAAAGCACAAACTGTTGCCAACACATCTGAACAGCAGTTCAAAGTTGAGTTCGAGTGCGAATTCCTTGGATCTGTTGATACTCTCATTAGTGTTTCTAAATTACGCAATCTTGTTTTTGAAGATCCAATCAAAAACAATGGTAAGGGTCTTGTAGTATATGAAGAACCAGAGAAGGAAAAAAATTATATTATCACAGTCGATACTGCTAGAGGTATTGATCATGACTACAGTGCATTTGTAGTTTTTGATATTACTACCTTTCCATACAAAACTGTAGCAAGATATAAAAACAATGAGATCAAACCTATGCTGTTCCCAAGTATTATCTTGGATATGGCAAAGGCATATAACGAAGCATATGTATTAGTCGAAGTTAATGATATCGGCGAGCAGGTTGCTAGTATCTTGCAATATGATCTAGAGTATGAAAATATGCTGATGTGTTCTATGAGAGGTAGAGCAGGTCAAATTGTTGGGTCTGGGTTCTCTGGTAAGAAAACACAGATGGGAGTCAGGATGACTCAGGCAGTTAAGAAGACTGGATGTTCTAACCTAAAGGCATTGATTGAAGAGGACAAACTATTTACTAATGACTATGATATTATTGCTGAGTTAACTACCTTTGTACAGAAGAAACAATCGTGGGAGGCAGAAGACGGATGTCATGATGACCTTGCAATGTGTCTGGTTATCTTCGCATGGTTGGTCGCTCAAGATTACTTCCGAGAGATGACGGACAATGATGTTCGTAAGAGAATCTATGAAGAGCAAAAGAATCAGATTGAACAAGACATGGCACCCTTCGGGTTTATTCTAAACGGTGTTGAGGATGATGAAGAGTTTGTTGACTCTGATGGAACTAGATGGAAAACAGATGAGTATGGTGATAGATCTTTTATGTGGGAGTATTACTGATGGACTTTGGGGATGAGTTTGATCTAGAACATTACATCTTTAAAGAAAGAAAGTGTAGATCTTGTCTCAAGACAAAAGAACTTGTCTCAGACTTCTATAAAATAAGAAAAACTAGCGGTCCATCGGCGTACTCATATGAGTGCAAAGAATGCACAAAAAAACGGATACTCAATACAAGAAAAGCTGGAAGATCCACACAATGGGAATACCCAGACTGGTAGGTTGTTCATGCAGTGTTTCCCCCCTGAAAATACCCCTAACCCTAAATATTTCTAGATTATTGGATTCTACAAGGAGTTACAGATGCCGCTCAATTTAGCATCTCCTGGAATTAATGTAAGGGAAGTTGATCTTACCAACGGAAGAGTCGATGCAACATCGACACTGACTGGTGGTCTGGTTGCTCCTTTCGCAAAAGGTCCAGTAGAGACACCCGAACTTATTGAGACCGAAGCTGACCTTTTGGATACTTTCGGTCAACCGTATCCCAAGGACAACCACTACGAGTATTGGTACACCGCTTCCTCATACCTCGCTTACGGCGGCGTAATGAGAGTCGTCAGAGCTGATGACGAAGAACTTAAGAACGGTTTTATTGGTGCTGCTGCCAGCGTCAAGATTAAGAGCCCAGAAGACTATGTAAACCTGGGTTATAACGAAAACACCATCACTGGTGTTGTCTATGCTGCTAAGAACCCTGGTTCTTGGTCTAACGGAATTACAGTTGCCACCATTGATGGACTGGGTGACCAGATCATTACTGGTATCGATACTACCGCAGTTCTTGGTTACGGTTCTACCGTTAACCCAGTTGCTGCTATCGACCTGAGAGTTGGTTACGGTATCACTCAGGCAGTTCCTGCTGGAACAGTCGTTGCTGGTGCTGGTGCAACTTCTCTGCTCGATGGATACTTCAAAGGTCAGATTACCGAAATTGGTGCTGGTCAGGTAACTGTCAAACTAGTCTCTCATGTATCCGCTGCTGGCACAGAAACCGCAGTCGATTACAAAGCAAAGAGCATTTATCAGTTCAGTGAGACTGGTGCTCTCGGTATCCACACCTTCACTTCTTCCCACTATGGTAAGACAGTTGCTGGTCTGGTAACCAACTACACTCCAACAGTTTCCTACACTGGTGCTAAGGATTGGTTCGATAACCAAAGCATTACTCTGAACAACGGTTCGGTTCTTGCTTGGAACACTTTCGCTGAGAAACCTGGAACCTCTTCCTACGCCGCTGCTAGAAACTCCAGATTCGACGAAGTTCATGTTTTGGTCTTCGACGATAGCGGTTCCCTTACAGGCAACGCTGGAACAATCCTTGAGAAACACTTCAATCTTTCTAAAGGTAGAGATGCACAGTTCTCTGCTGGTACAGCATCTTACTGGAGAAAGGTAATCGAAGTTGGTTCTGATAATCTCTTCGCTGGTTCTGCTCCCTCTGGTATCACTACCACTGGTTTCGATTCTGACGGATGGGATGTATTTGGAGATGGTGGTTGGGACCAAGATGTTAAGGATGTAACCTTCAGTTCTGTTGGTAACTATCAGGGCACTATCGCTAACGGCACTAACTACAATGGTATCGCCACTGTAACTGCTTCTAACGCTCTGAATATCGACATCGGTTCATTATCCCAAGGTTACGATCTTCTCAAGAACCCAGATGAAATCGATATTGATTTCCTTCTGCAAGGTTCCGCAAACCATGGTAAGTTTGAAACCATGGCACTTGCTAACAAACTTATTGAGGTTGCTGAGTTTAGAAAGGATGCAGTTGCATTCATCTCCCCCTGGAGAGGTTGCTTCCTGAGTCCTGCTGCTGTCGGCGAATCCCTTACGCTGGACACAGACACTGTAACCGATAACCTGATCGAGTTCTACGCTCCTATCACATCCAGTTCTTACGCTGTATTCGATAGTAGTTACAAGTACATGTATGACAGGTTCAACCAACAGTTCAGATATGTACCTCTGAATGGCGATATCGCTGGCACATGTGCTAGAAATGATATCAACAACTTCCCCTGGTTCTCTCCTGGTGGTACTGCAAGAGGCGCTATTCTGAATGCGGTCAAACTTGCATATACTCCTAACAGAGTACACAGAGACAAACTCTACAGCAATAGAATTAACCCTATTGTTGTTTCACCTGGCGCAGGTATTATCCTCTTTGGTGATAAGACTGGACTTGGTAGAGCATCTGCATTCGACAGAATCAATGTTCGCCGTCTGTTCATCTACCTTGAGAAGGCAATCGCTGCCGCTGCCAAGGACATCCTGTTCGAGTTCAACGATGAAATCACTAGATTGAATTTCATCAACATTGTTGAACCATTCCTCCGCGATGTTCAGTCGAAGAGAGGTATTCAAGATTTCGTCGTCGTTTGCGACGAAACGAATAACACACCTGCTGTTATTGATTCCAATGAGTTTATTGCGGACATCTACATCAAACCCGCAAGGTCGATTAACTTCATTGGTCTGACCTTCGTTGCCACCCGCACGGGTGTCAGCTTTGAAGAAGTCATCGGTAGAGTTTGATCTAACCCAGATAAAATAGAGGAAAAAGACCAATGGCAATTAACAACCAAAATCCCCCAAGAACAGCTGACAGGACTATTGATCAGTTTAAGTCCAGACTGACAGGTGGTATCGCAAGACCTAACCTCTTTGAGGTGGTCTTGGCGTTCCCCGATGGTGTAGTAGATTCTGATGTAAGTGACATCGATGCTAAGTCCAGATTCCTGGTCAAGGCAGCTGCACTTCCTGCATCTAACATTGCCCCCATCACGGTTCCTTTCAGAGGTCGCCAACTTAAAATTGCTGGCGATAGAACCTTCGACGAGTGGACCATTACCGTTATCAATGACACCGACTTTGCTATCCGTTCTTCCTTCGAGAGATGGATGAACAGCATGTCGAAAGTCTCTGACAACGCTGGTAATGTTAACCCAGAAGATTATACCAGAGATGCATATGTCTATCAATTAGGCAGAGCACCTGTTGCTGCTGGTTCGCAGTCATCTGACCAAAATCTTCCTATCCTGAGAACTTACAAGTTCTACAGCGTATTCCCAACAAATGTTTCTCAGATCGATCTTTCTTACGATCAGAGCGATGCTGTTGAGGAATTCACTGTAACCCTGCAGGTCCAGTGGTGGGAAGCTGACGGAAACGGTGGTGCGGTATCCTGATAAATAGTATCATATCAGGTACTCATCCATAATAATGGCTCGTCTTTTTGGTTTCTCAATTGAAGATAATGATGATACACCGAAAGGTGTGGTATCCCCCGTCCCTCAAACAGGAGAGGACGGGGTTGATTATTATGTTTCTAGCGGGTTTTCTAGTCAGGTTCTCGATCTAGAAGGGATCTATAAGACTGAGCACCAGGCGATTAAAAAATATAGAGAGATGGCACTCCACCCAGAGGTGGACAATGCGGTAGAAGATATTGTAAACGAGGCAATTGTATCAGATACTAACGATTCTCCTGTAGAGATTGACCTTGAGAATCTTAGAGCATCTGATGGTATTAAAAATATTATCAGAGATGAGTTTAAGCACATCAAAGATCTTTTAGACTTTGACACTAAAGCTCACGAAATCTTTAAGAACTGGTATGTAGACGGTAGATTATACTACAACAAAGTTATTGACATTAAGAATCCCGCAGATGGTATTCAGGAACTGAGGTATATTGATCCCGTTAAAATGCGTTATATACGCAAAGAGAAAAAGAAAGACGATAAGGGTAACATCTTCAATACTGCAAATGTCCACGAGACTGACAAAGTATATTTCCCAGAAATCGAAGAGTATTTTCTGTATACACCAAGTCCCAAATATCCTGTAAATATTGGACAACCTGGCACTAGTCAGGCAATGAAAGGTGTTAAGTTCTCTAGAGAGTCTATTGCATACTGCACTTCTGGTTTAGTAGATAGGAATAAAGGAACCGTTCTTTCCTATCTGCAGAAGGCAATTAAGGCACTCAATCAACTTAGAATGATTGAGGATTCTCTGGTCATCTATAGATTATCACGCGCACCTGAGCGTAGAATTTTTTACATTGATGTCGGTAATCTGCCTAAGATTAAAGCAGAACAATACTTGCGCGATGTAATGTCTCGCTATCGCAATAAACTGGTGTATGATTCTAACACTGGTGAGATGCGTGACGATAAGAAGTACATGTCCATGTTGGAAGACTTCTGGTTACCTCGTCGTGAAGGTGGTCGCGGAACAGAAATCACTACCCTGCCTGGTGGTCAAAACCTTGGTGAACTCTCTGATATTGAATACTTCCAAGGCAAACTTTATAGAGCACTTGCTGTTCCTGAATCTAGAATCGCTGGTTCTGGTGATGGGTTTAATCTTGGTCGTTCTAGCGAAATTACTCGTGATGAACTGAAGTTTGCTAAGTTCGTTGGTCGTCTCCGCAAGAGATTTAGTGCTCTGTTCTTAGATCTCCTCAAGACTCAACTTCTGCTCAAGAACATTGTTACTCCCGAAGATTGGGAGATCATGTCAGAGCATATTCAGTTTGACTTTATCTATGACAATCATTTTGCAGAACTGAAAGATAAAGAACTGATGGAGGGTCGTCTCCAACTGCTCGGAATGATCGAACCATATGTTGGTCGTTACTATTCTACGGAGTATGTGCGGAGACAGATTCTGCGCCAGAGAGATCAAGAAATTGTTGAGATTGATCAGCAGATCGAAGCGGAAATTCAAACTGGTGTTCTACCCGATCCAAACCAGCAAATGCTAGAGCTGGAGCAAGGTGCAGCAATGGATCCTATGATGATGCAGCAGGGCGAAGATCCCGCAGCATTGCCACCAGGACAAGCACCTAATCCGCAAAATGCGCCTAAAGAACCAGGTGCTAACGAGGGAGAGATATAAATAATCTTATCAGTGCTTGGTTATTATGGAAGAGCTCGTAAATATGATTGCTACAGATGCGTCAGCATCTGATATTAGCGATCAAATTAAAGACATTTTGTTCAGCAAATCTGCTGCACGAATTGATTCACTGAGACCTGCTGCTGCAGCTGGTCTTTTTGGTAATCAGATTGAAACTGAGACCGAAGTTGAAGCTGAAGTAGAACCTACCACAGATGAAGACTAATGGCAAACCTTTTAATTTTGGGAAATGAGGCTGCGCTTGCAGTTGGTGCTGCTAATAGCACTACTGTAGACAAAGCAACATTGGTCAGAGTCTTAAATACATCTGGCAGTAGTTCTGTTTTATATGTTCAGGATTCTTCCTATACAGGAATTGGTTCTGTTACTCTACTCAATAACACATCGGAGTTAGTAGAGAAGAAAGCTTCTGATCTTATCTATTGCACCACGGGCGCACTTAGAGTTGCCAAAGTCGGATTTACTAACTAAGGAAAATGAAACTAATTACGGAAGAAATCGAACAGGTTGAAGTTATCGTCGAACAACGCGACGGTAAGAAGTCCATGTTCATTGAGGGTATCTTCTTGCAGGGAGATATTAAAAACCGCAATGGACGCATGTATCCTATGGAGACTCTCCGAAGAGAAGTCAACAGATACAATGAGAACTTCGTACAATCTGGTCGCGCTCTCGGTGAACTTGGTCACCCTGAAGGTCCTACCGTAAACCTCGATAGAGTTTCTCACAAGATCACTTCTCTTAGAGAGAATGGTTCTAACTTTATCGGTAAGGCAAAACTCCTTAATACCCCCATGGGTAAGATCGCGCAAAATCTTATCGATGAGGGCGTAAAGCTCGGTGTTTCTTCCCGTGGTCTTGGTTCACTGAGTGTAAATAACGAAGGCGTAAAGATTGTTTCCGATGACTTTATGCTTGCAACTGCCGCAGATATCGTTGCTGATCCATCCGCACCTGACGCATTTGTTCAGGGAATTATGGAAGGAAAAGACTGGGTATGGGACGGTGGAGTTATGAGAGAGCGTCTCGCTGAGAAGACCTATAAGCAGGTCAATACTCTCGTTGACGCAAAAAGATTAGATGAGCGCAAGTTGGACCTGTTCCAGCAGTTCTTATCAAATCTCTAATTTATAAATAAATATAGATTATACCAACGATCTACTTAATCGGAGAAAGTTCAGATGTCCGCTAAGGAATTACAAGAGATGGAAAATCCTGTCACCAGGGGTGCGAAGGCTGCTGAATCGATGCCTAAGTTGTCGGAACCTACCGCAACTGGTCTGGCTGCAGTAGAAGATCTGGGTGGTCCTACCCCCGAGAACTACAAGCCTGATAACGATTCTGCCAAGCTGAAGCCTGCCGCTGTTAAAACCGTAAAAGATATCGTAAATCGTGGCGCAAAAGCCGCGGATGCGATGCAGTCAATTGGCACAGAAGTTCTTAAGCAAGGCGACGAGCCTGAAGTCGAAGAGACTCAGGAAGTTGTTGCTGAGCAGGAAGTCGAAGAGACTACCGAAGAACCTACCCTTAACATTGAAGAGGATCTTGCTGCTCTCTTCGGCGGCGAAGAACTCTCCGAACAGTTCCAAGAAAAAGCAAAGACCATTTTCGAGGCTGCCGTTACCGCTAAGGTAAACGAAGTCCAAGAAGAGATGGCAAAAGAATACGAGGCTACTCTGTCTGAGCATCTTGAAGGTGTTAAGACCGAACTCGTAGAACGAGTCGATGCATACCTTGAGTATGTCTCCGACGAGTGGCTTAAAGAAAATGCCCTGGAAGTTGAGCATGGTCTGAAGACCGAAATGACTCAAAGCTTCCTGTCTGGCATGAAGAGTCTTTTTGAAGATCATTATGTACACATCCCTGATGAGAAATATGATGTCCTGGAGAGCATGGTCTCCAAACTTGATGAAATGGAAGGCAGACTTAACGAACAAATCGAGAAGAACATTTCCCTGAACAAGCGTCTTGGCGAATCTACAGCAGATGGTATTTTCCATGAAATCGCCGAGGGTCTTGCTACAACCCAAAAGGAAAAGTTACATTCTCTCGCTGAGGGAGTCGAGTTTGAGGGTGAAGACGCATACCGTGAGAAGCTGGTTACACTGAGAGAATCTTATTTCCCCAGTGGCAAAGCAGCTCAAACTTCTAATAAAGCTGAAACCCTTTCCGAAGGTGTCAGCGATGAGACCGTCGATGTTTCTAACTCGATGGCATCGTACCTGAGAGCCCTTGGTAAGGCTAATTAATCCCAAACACTAAATTCCCTAAGAGGTATTAAAAGAAAATGTCAATGTTTAATTCTGAGCACTTGATGGAGAAGTGGGCTCCTCTGCTCGACGCTGATGGCGCAGGTGCCATCAAAGACGCCCACCGTAGATCTGTAACCGCCGTTCTCCTTGAGAACCAAGAGCGTTTCCTCCGTGAGCAAGCTGCCTTCGAGAGTGGCAGCGGTATGCTGACTGAGGCACCTACCAACTCTGGTAACGCTGTTGGCGCTTCCGACGGTTTCACAGGTAGCGCAACTGACACTGGTCCTGTTGCTGGTTTCGATCCCGTTCTGATCTCCCTGATCAGACGCTCCATGCCTAACCTGGTCGCTTATGAGCTGGCTGGCGTTCAGCCTATGAACGGTCCTACTGGACTGATCTTCGCAATGCGCTCCCGCTACACCGATCAGTCTGGCACCGAGGCATTCTTCAACGAGCCCGATTCCGCCTTCTCTGCTGGTAACACCCTGGGTCAGGAGACTCAAGGTAACTACAGCGGTCAGGTTGGCGCTGGCGGCACCGTTGGTTTCGGTTCGACTGGCACCCAACTGGGCGACAACCCCCAGATCCTCAACGCTTCTGGCGCTGCTCTGGGTAACAACAGCCAGTACACCACTGGTCAAGGTATGGCGACTGGTGACTCCGAAGCCCTGGGCGACGGCACCAATGGCGATTTCAACGAAATGGCATTCTCGATCGAGAAGGTCACCGTTACCGCCAAGTCCCGTGCTCTGAAAGCTGAGTACTCCTTGGAACTGGCACAAGACCTTAAGGCAATCCACGGTCTGAACGCTGAAGCCGAACTGGCAAACATCCTCTCCAGCGAGATCCTCGCTGAGATCAACCGCGAAGTCATCAGAACCATCTATAAGGTTGCTGAAGCTGGTTCGCAGGTCAATGTTGCCAACGCTGGTTTCTTCAACCTGGATGTTGACTCCAACGGTCGCTGGTCTGTTGAGAAGTTCAAGGGTCTCCTGTTCAACATCGAGAGAGATGCAAACCGCATCGCCCAAAGAACTCGTAGAGGGAAGGGTAACATCATCCTGACTTCTGCTGATGTTGCTTCCGCTCTGACCATGGCTGGTGTACTCGATTACACCCCCGCCCTTAACGCTAACCTGCAGGTTGACGACACTGGTAATACCTTCGCTGGTACTATCAACGGTAAGTACAGAGTCTACATCGATCCCTTCTCTGCCAACAGTGCTGCTAACCAGTACTATGTTGTCGGTTACAAGGGCACCAGCCCCTATGACGCTGGTCTCTTCTACTGCCCCTATGTTCCTCTGCAAATGGTTCGTGCCGTTGGCGAGAACAGCTTCCAGCCCAAGATTGGCTTCAAGACCCGCTATGGTCTTATCGCCAACCCCTTCGCAGAAGGCACCAACCAGGGCATGGGTCGTATCTTCCCCAACACCAACCGCTACTACCAGAGAACGGTTGTTCAAAACCTCATGTGATCCAAAGGACACATATTTCTCAGAGAGACCCGCAAGGGTCTCTTTTTTTGTCTAAATATGTTTATACCACTGTCCCTAGGACAATGAATCCAGTAATCCTAGTTGGTTGCTTTACACCACTGATTATTATCTTTATTGTGATGAAACTCGCAGTTTGGATAGAAGCTGTCAATGCTGAATCGGATTATGTCAGAAAAGAACCTCTACGAACACGAGGACCCTTTGTGGCAAACCCATATGAGGATGTTGATGCAGAGGAAGAGGAGTATGGAAATCGCACAGACTATAGATGATGCTCTTTTGGAGTATTATTCTGAAAGAGGTCTAGATGTTCCAAACTGGAAAAGACAGAAAGATCCACAATGGTGGAGAGACTACCTTAGAGAACTGGGGTTAGATGAGAGGAATTCATGACCAATAGCTTTTACTCAAAACAAATTTCAAATAGGAACTACCTGTCTCCTACTGGTTTTAAGTTTAACCTAGCAAAGACACCAAAGGTAGATTTCTTTTCCAGTAGTGCAAAAATTCCTGGCATTCAACTGGGATCTATTGGTGTAGGTAACTACCTGAAAGAGGTTCCCATCCCAGGAGATACCATTCAATATGAAGATCTCACTCTATCATTCTTGGTGGATGAGAATATGGAAAACTATATGGAGATTCACAATTGGATCTACGGTATTGGTTATCCTAAGTCTGTGCAGCAGTTCAAAGACTTTGTGAACGATAGAGGTGATGTTGACAACATGAAGCAGTTTAGCGACGGAACGCTCGCTATCCTGAACAGCAATTATAACCCAACAATCTATGTCAGATTTACTGACATGTTCCCAGTGTCACTGAGTGCTCTTGAATTTACTGCCTCAGAAAACGATTATACATACTTTACAGCAACAGTAACTTTTAAGTATTTGCTGTATGAGATCTTTGATACTCAATTTAACCTATTGTAATGAACTTAGAAACTATACAAAGTATGTGGGAGAAAGACTCACAGATTGACAAATTTAATATACACGATGAATCTGCAAAGATTCCGTCGTTACATGCTAAGTATTACGACATCTACAACTCGATAAGACTTCTAAAAGAAAAAGCTGTCGCACAAGAATCTAAAGTTAGACTGGACAGATACAATTACTATACTGGCAAAGCATCTGCAGAAGTTTACGAAGAAGAACCTTTCCCATATAAGGTAAGAGAAAAAGATGCCATTCAACGCCATATGGCAGCGGATGAAAGGATTCAGACTATCGATCTCAAAATTAAGTATTACAATGTAATGCTTAGTTACTTGGAAGATATTATTAAACAGATCAATAATAGGAGTTTCATGCTCAAAAATATTATTGATTGGAACAATTGGCAAAGAGTTGCAGGTTAATCATGAAAAAATTATTTCTCGCCGCACTGATGGCGCTGTCACCCCTCGCTGCATTAGCGGGTGAAGATAAGATTACCAAAGGATACAACAGCATGGATGCCATGGGTTGTATGCTGGTGCGTGAGTGTACCAAGGATGTGGAGGAAGTCCATTCAATGTTGGATATTTCTTCCAAGTATTCCAATACTGAAGAGTTTACTTCTAATGCATTAGAGTTCAATAAGATGTTGATGACACTGAATCAAATTGGTGTCAAGGTCTTTATTGCAGACCAGCGTTATTTCCCTATTGGACATCGTGGTGTATACCATACTGTTAGCAATAACTTTTATTTGAACAAAGACCATATGGGCGAACCTAGCACGCTCATGTATGTCATGCGTCATGAAGGATGGCACGCTGCACAAGATTGTATGGCAGGTTCTATTAAGAATAATCTGATTGCAATCATCAAACCTGAAGAGGATGTGCCTATGATTTGGCGTGTGATGGCTGAGCGTACATATCCTAAACATGCGGTCCCTTGGGAGGCAGAAGCAGCATGGGCAGGTCGTACTGAAGGTATGACTCAGACAGCACTCGAAGCATGTGCAACTGGTGCTATGTGGGAAGTTTTTGACCCAACTCCCCTGACTCGTAAGTATCTGGAAGAAGAAGGGTTTATTGAATGAGTAAAATCGTAATTTCTAAGAAGAACGAAGTATTTCTCAAGATTGAAGCAGACCCTCATGTTTACCATGAGTTGTCAGATCAATTTACATTCGATGTTGAGGGTGCGAAATTTATGCCTCAGTATAGAAAAAAATACTGGGATGGAAAAATTCGCCTTTTCAATATGCAGACTGGTGAGATCTATGTCGGTCTCTTAGATAAAGTAGTCTCTTTTTGTAAGAGATACAATTACGAATATACATTCGAGAACAATAAGTTTTATGGTCTACCATTCGAGTCTAATGACATGATCTCTATGGAGGGTGTCAAAGATTATATGACATCTATTTCTAGACATGCTCCTAGAGATTATCAGATTGAGGGTGTATACGATGCTCTGAGACACAATAGAAGACTATTGATAAGCCCAACAGCCTCTGGCAAATCTTTGATGATTTACTCAATCGTGAGGTACTTTGCAGAGCATAAGAAAAGTATTCTTGTAGTTGTTCCAACGACATCTCTGGTAGAGCAGATGTATAAGGACTTCGCAGATTATGGATGGGATGTTGAGTCATACTGTCATAAGGTATATGCTGGTAGAGAGCGAGATGCAAAGGCACCAGTAGTTATCACAACTTGGCAATCTATCTATAAATTAGAGAAAAAATATTTCGAGAGGTTCGACTGTGTAATCGGAGACGAGGCACACCAGTTCAAGTCTAAATCTCTCGTAGGAATCATGACAAAACTACATCATGCCAAGTATAGGTATGGGTTTACTGGAACGCTAGATGGTACGCAAACTCATAAGTTAGTGCTAGAAGGTCTCTTTGGACCGTCATATAAGATCATCCGAACGGATGAATTAATGGAAAAAGGATACTTAGCAACATTAAATGCAAAAATTTTGTTGTTAATGCACGATAAAAAACCATTTTCGCAATATGAGGAGGAAATTCAATACCTCATCGGACACGAGCAGAGAAACAAATTTATTAGGAACCTCGCAGTTGATCTAAAAGGAAACACTCTAGTCTTGTTCTCAAGAGTAGAAGACCATGGAAAGGTATTATATGAAATGATAAATAGTTCGGTCGATGAACACCGAAAAGTATTCTTTATTCACGGCGGTGTAGATGTTGAGAATAGAGAACTCGCTCGCTCCATAACAGAAACACAAGACAGTGCAATCATTGTTGCATCTTACGGCACATTTAGCACTGGAATTAATATCAAAAATCTACATAATGTAATCTTCGCATCGCCTTCAAAATCACGAATTAGAAACCTCCAAAGCATTGGTAGGGTTTTGAGGAAAGGGGCTAACAAATTTAAAGCAACCCTATATGATATCGCTGATGACTGTTCATCTAAGGTGAAAAAGAATTATACTCTGAATCATCTTATCGAGAGAATAAAAATTTATAACGAAGAGAACTTTAATTATGAGATCATCAAAGTAAATTTAAAGAACAAACATGAATGAAGAGTTCTACTGCTGCCTAAAGTTAGTATCAGGCGAAGAGGTCATCTCAGAAATAATGATTGATGACAACGACACAGATCCTGTGATCGTGATGCAAACGCCGCTAAAAGTTGAGACCATGACCAGAGGTTCTTCTGGTTATATGAAACTAGTGCCCTGGATGTCAGTTCCAGATGATGATATCTTTATCATTAAACCTGATAAGGTCATTACAATGACCGAACTGCCAGAAAATCATGAGATGGTTGAAGCATATCAACACTACAATCTCCAAAGAGCATTCTATGTCGATGGAGAGCGCAAGGTTAGAGTAAGCAAAGAGATGGGATCTCTAGGTAGCGTAAAAGACGCAAGATCGAACCTAGAGAAGATCTATAATACTACAGCTGATCATGTGTCTGGAATCGCTACACATGCTTAAAGCTTAAAAGCTATGTTTCTTTTGAACCTCGACAAGGTTATTGTACACATATTTCGATAGTCTGTCAAGCTCCTGACAGATTTTTACGAATATGTTATAATACAAACAGTTATACAGATGACCTATGCCTAGGAAGAGATCTGATCATTATGTTAATAATAAAGAACTTCTGGAGGCAATGGTCGTCTATCGGAAGAAGTGTGCTGTTGCGAAGGAAAAAGATCTTCCACCTCCACCGATTGGCAATTACCTTGGAGAGTGTTTTCTGAAGATTGCAACACACCTTTCATATAAACCGAACTTCGTGAACTACATGTTCAGGGAAGATATGATCGGAGACGGAATTGAGAACTGCGTTCAGTATATACATAACTTTGACCCTGAGAAATCTAACAACCCGTTTGCTTATTTTACTCAGATTATTTACTATGCCTTCCTGCGTCGTATTCAAAAGGAGAAGAAGCAGTTAGAAATTAAGACTAAGATTATTGAGAGAACTGGATATGATCAAGTGATGGTTGTAGAAGAGGGTGCCTCTGGTAGTGCTTCTGATTACAACTCTATTAAAGATAACATTCAATACAGGTCTAGTCGATGAAAATTACTGACGAGATTATTGCAGAACTAGAGTGTGCTCTAGCAATGAAGAAAAAGAATGGTGAAGAAATTTGGAATGATGGTGACGAGATTGAAATTCAAATTGCAGGAACCTTTGCAGCGGACAAGTTTATTGTCGTAAAAAGGAAAACTCCTAGAGAAGAAAGCAACCCTGACCCTAATCTAAAAGCGCATCATGCCGAACCCTAACGCCTTATTTGAAGACATGCAAAAACTCGACGACATGTACGAAGAGTTAATGTGGCACCCAGATGATGAGTTGCAATTTACTCATGACGGTGAAAAAATTATTATCATTAATAAAAGTCTAGAGAACAAATGAAGGTAGCGATCATTACCGACCAACACTTTGGGTGTCGGAAGGGTAGCAAATTGTTTCACGAATACTTTAAGAAATTCTATGAAACAGTATTTTTCCCAACCTTACAGAGGGAAGGCATCACCACGGTCATCGACATGGGCGACACTTTCGACAATCGTCGCTCGATTGATCTTTGGTCTTTGGAGTGGGCTAAAAAGAATTACTACGATAATCTCAGAGATCTGGGTATTAATGTGTTTACCGTTGTGGGTAATCACACTGCCTATTACAAAAACAATAATAGCATTAATACAGTTGACCTTCTATTACGAGAGTATAGTAATATTACTCTTATCCAAGATTGTGCCGAGTATACGATAGATAAGACAAAGTTCTTGTTCATGGGTTGGATTAACTCAGAGAACGAGAATAAAATCCTGAAGAAAATTAAATCATCTAAAGCAAAGGTTGCTGTCGGTCACCTAGAACTCAATGGGTTTGCTGCTTATAGAGGATTTACTCAGGATAGAGGACATGAACCTGATGTCTTCCAGAAATTTGATAGAGTATTCTCTGGGCACTATCATACAAGATCTAATGATGGAAAGATCTTCTATCTGGGTAATCCATATGAAATGTATTGGAATGATGTAGAAGATCCTAGAGGTTTCCATATCTTTGATACAGATACTTACGAACTTACTCCAATTAATAATCCTTACAGGATGTTCTACAACATCTATTACGAGGATACTCCGTATCAACTTTTTGATGCTACTGAGTATTGTGGAAAGATTGTTAAGGTTATTGTTCGTAAAAAATCAAAACCAAAAGATTTTGAACGCTTCATCGACAAACTTAATACTTCTGGTGTAGAAGAGTTAAAAGTCATTGAGAACTTTGACTATAATCAGGGATGGGTACACTCCGAAGATTTTGAGGCAGAGGAAGAAGAAAATACTATTGGTATCTTGCACAGATACATAGAGGAGTCCGATGTCGAACTAGACAAGTCGAAAATTAAATGTATCATGGAAACTCTATATCGCCAGGCATGTGAGGTTGAATAATGTATTTGCTCACAGAGGAGGGCAAGCGTGAGGGTGCATACGCTGTAAAAGATTTTACTGGTGATAGAGTTCTCTTTCTTTTTGAGCAGGAAGATGACGCTGAGCGTTATGCTATGCAACTAGAAGATAATGAAGGCGTAGAGATGGAAGTGGTTGAGGTAGATGAGGATGTTGCCATAAAGGCGTGTGAGGTGTATAATTACAAGTATACTGTCATTACTGCGAATGACATTGTGATCCCCCCTGAACAAGAGAATGATTCTATTCAAGAAGATTAAGTGGAAAAACTTCTTGTCCACTGGTGACCATTGGACGGAAATGGATCTAAATTCTCATGGCACTACTCTCATTGTGGGTACTAATGGAGCTGGTAAATCCACTGTTCTGGATGCTCTGTGTTTTGTACTATTCAATAAACCATATCGAAAGATCAATAAACCGCAACTAGTTAACACTGTTAACGAGAAAGGATGCCTGGTAGAGATTGAGTTCTCTGTCGGGCATAAAGATTGTGTCGTTCGTCGTGGGATTAAACCCAATGTATTCGACATCGAAGTCAACGGTACAGTGCTAAACAAGGAAGCAGATGACCGTGCTAATCAAAAGATTCTAGAAGACAATATTCTTAAGTTGAACTACAAGTCTTTTACTCAGATTGTTATCTTGGGTAGCAGCAACTTTGTACCGTTCATGCAGTTGACCCAGGCGAACCGTAGAGAGGTCATTGAGGACCTTCTGGACATTCGTATCTTCTCTGCTATGAACAACCTCATTAAGGAGCAAATTCGTAGGCATAAGGAGGCAGTAAAGTCTCTTGAGTATAAGAAATCTGCATCTAAGGATAAAGTTAAGATGCAGGAAGAATTTATCTTAGATATTGAGACTAGGGGTAAGGATAATATTAAGGAGAAAGAAGGTAAGATCGATAACATTTCTATCGAGATTGATTCTCTAATGAAGAGTAACGATGATCTTGATGTGAAAATGAAAACATTGACTGACGACTTAGAGAAAGTATCTGGTGCTACTGAGAAACTTAGAAAGCTCGGAAATTTAAAAGGTAAGATTTCTCAGAAAGTATCTGCTATTACAAAGGAGCATAAGTTCTTTACAGAAAATACGGTTTGCCCAACCTGTACACAGTCCATTGAAGAGACCTTCAGACTAAATAAAATTAGTGACGCTCAATCTAAAGCAAAGGAACTCAACGAAGGTTTTAAGCAACTGGAGGAGTCGATAGTAGAAGAAGAAACAAGAGAGCGTCTCTACAAAACCCTTAGTAAGGAGATTACTGACCTCACACATGGCATTTCTCAAAACAATACAAGAATTTCTGGGCTACAGAGACAGTCAAGAGATCTACAACATGAAATTCAAACTCTTACCAGTCAGTTACAAAACAGAAATTCTGAACACGAGAAATTAGAACAGTACAGGGAAGAACTTCAGACTGTATTCGACAACCTTGCTAAACAAAAAGAAGAGATAAACTACAACGACTTCGCATACTCACTCCTCAAGGATGGTGGAGTTAAAGCCAAGATCGTAAAAAAATATCTCCCTCTGATCAATCAGCAAGTAAACCGTTACTTACAGATGATGGATTTCTACATCAACTTCCATCTAGACGAAGAGTTTAACGAAACGGTACAAAGTCCAATCCACGATAAGTTCTCCTATTCATCTTTTTCGGAGGGCGAAAAAATGAGAATCGACCTGGCGCTTCTCTTCACATGGAGAGAGGTTGCCAGGTTCAAAAACTCAGCGAATACGAACCTTCTTATCATGGATGAAGTCTTCGACAGTTCTCTCGATGGGTTTGGTACAGACGAATTCTTGAAGATCATTCGTTTTGTTATAAAAGATGCGAATGTATTTGTCATCTCTCACAAACAAGACATGTTGGATAAGTTCAACACCGTCATAGAATTTACAAAGAAAGGAGGGTTCTCCTTTAAATCCCAGAAGAGTGGAGTGGAGTCATGAACACCCCAAACTGGCAACACCACAGTAAAAAAGAACAGAAACGCAAACTTAAACCACAAGCTCTTCGCCAGGCAAAGGCACGGCTAAGACAGTTTAAAAAGCGGCACATGCAGACCTCCGACCAGCGTCGGGGGTTTTATAATAGGTGCATACGAGACGAGATCCATGCTGCACGACATTAAGGGCAAACTCGCCCGACTGCTTGCCACCGAGAACCTTATCGTTGAGCACAAGAAGGTAGAGACTGCATCCTTCAATGTCGATACCCGTGTCCTGGTGCTGCCTAGCTGGCGTGTTGATTCTAACTATGTCTATGACCTTCTGGTCTCCCATGAGGTTGGACACGCTCTGTATACTCCCAATCGCAACTGGATTGCAGAAGATAAGTATCGCTCTACTCCTCACCAGTTCGTGAACATCATTGAGGATGTTCGTATTGAGAAACTGATGAAGCGTAAGTACGCAGGTCTTTCTAAGACTTTCTATCGCGGATACAACAATCTCAATGAGGATGATTTTTTCTGCATCGGTGAAGACGATCTGTCCACCTACAGTTTTCCTGATCGTATCAACTTGTACTTCAAGAT